ATTAACGTCGCCATTACCTGCTTCGAGATATTCCTTTTTAGGATAGACGTTGTTGGGATCCTTATATCCCTTTGTTGGATCAGTATTCCTCAGATTCTCGTTAGTCGGTAAATTGGCAACAGTTGGTTTTGCCTGCGCAAGCGCAGCAGGATTTGGTGCTGAGATTGTTGGTGATCCAGGTTTTGGTTCCAACAATTCATCTAATAATTTGTTTGCTGAAAAACCAACCCCAAAGAAATCTAGAGAAGTTTTCCCACTAGAACTAGTTTTGATCAATCCATTAGCAAACTTAATTGCCGTGTCGATTCCTTGTCCATTAGCAACGGACAACATTCCCATGATAACATCTTTGGGAGAGTCCAATGAAATTGCCTTGGCAGAAAGAAGGGATTTAATATTTCGATCGAGCAGAGAAATCATTGCATTGTTTTGAGATTCTGGATCATTTAGAAATCCGCCGCCACCGCCGCCAAGATTTGTGGTCTGTTCGATGTGTGTATCATCGATAATTTGAGTAATTTCTTTTTCGTGTGCGTCAATTAATCCAGTAACAACAGAAACAGCACTTGTCATATTTTCAATAGATGGTGACGCTCTGAATGGATCGAAAGAAACATCAATTGCTTCGTTTACAGCAGAAGTTTTATTATCAATTTGTTTAGAAACTAACTCGAAGGCAACCTTAGTTGCAGATGGAAGTTTTACTGAATTGGTAATTAACGCAGTAGCAGATTTTGTCGCCGAGGCAGTAAGTGTCTTTGTCATGGTCGAAACCATTTTGTTTGTAGTACTTAATACTTCATTCGACCCTGATTCAGATCTCGACAATGCAATCTTTGTAGTAAGACCCGAGACCTCTTTAGAAAGAGTATTCTTAACAGAAGAAACTGCAGAGGTAATAGATCCATTTGCTTGGTTGACAACATTGATTGCTGTTTCTGCAGCACTACCAGGTTTTGCTGTCCAAATTTTAGGATCTGCAAGAGCAGCAAAATTTAGGTTGTTGCCAACATTGCCGATGTTGGTTGGGATTGGTAGTTTCAGTTTGTTAAGAGCATCAAGAGCAAAGTTTTTACCGAGGTTTTTACCGATCAGACCACTAAGACCTAACTTACCCAGTGCATCTGATGCTTGCTCTCTGACCCATGTTTTCTTCACCAGCGAAGAAATATCAGGAATATTCTTTTTAATGTTCTCTAATGTTTTTTCAATAGCATTAGGTGCAACTGCACCAACTGTCTGTAATGCTTCGAGGTTGAAACCATATGCTCCAACCTTACCACTATCTGAAATTGTAGAGTGGGATCCTCCACCAACGTCATGCGCAATGGATCCCATCACCTGCTTAATTTCAGTTTCAGACAGAACCTTACTTATTTTGGTTTTGTCTAGAATACCAGATAAATCTTGGTCGCGTAGAATATCTAACATTAGATAAAGTTTCCATTCTTAGTAAAGTTTTCCATAAAGCACTTATACAATTCTCTCTTATGCTGGTGATTTTGCCCAATATCGGCACCAGTTTGTTTAATCAAAATTTCAATAGCATTATTACCTACAAGAGAAGAAACTTTAACGCCCTTGTATTGGTAAAAGGCAAGACAACACTTAGCACTAAATTCAACACTGGAGTTTACCTTTTGCGGATTAGATACCAGATCTTCTCCAATTATCTTACCAATTTTAGCGAATGCGTCTTTACCAGTAATTTGCACAAAAGAATGACCTCGGAATTTATATCCATCCAACGGAGAGGTGGTTACGACACTACATTCTGCATTACCAAGACCCTTACTTTTATCACCGTAGATAAAGTTTGCCATAGCAATTGGACCTGCTGCCTTTAATTGACGAGCGAATGCTTCACCCCTATTTCGAACTTTCCTAAAGTTCTTCAGCATGGTTTTAACTGACCAATTGGTATTTTCAGCAACAGGAGAGAATCCAGATTCAACACCAGCAATTGCTAGAAACGCAGCAGTCGCTTCGTTACTATATCCTGCTGCCTTACATGCTTTGACGATTTGATTGATGTTGGATTTATTGCCACGTGCCATAATGTTTTTAGCAAAACTACTGCAATTACAATTTTTCAATTTTTCCAAAGCAGCAGGGTCAACCTTATTGGAACTACCCTTACCGCTACTACCACCAGAGGTGGGCGAGTTTCCTGTATCATCACCTCCACCGCCACCGTCACCGCCACTACCGTTACTCTCGGGAGTAGCAGCAATTGTTCCTACGAATGCAGGTTGCTGACCTTCCGCACCATCCATAAAGAATCCCCACACCCAAGTACCTTCCACTGGACCAGTTGGCGACCAACCAATTCCAGAAGTGCTTGCACTGTTTGATGGCATAATCGGCATCGCCCAAGGAAGATCGTCAGTTGGTAACTGTTCTTTGTCGTCTGTATGATAACCGAGGATTCGTAATCTTACACGACCAATACGCATAGGATCTCCACGATCTTCGACGCACCCGAAGAACCAATAAAAGTTTGAATCATTATTTGAAAAGAAATTGTCTGTCATTTTTTATCTCACGAAATATAAGGAAGCGGATTTATTTTTTTACCATTTAACCAAATCTCAAAGTGTAGATGGTGTCCTGTCGATTGACCAGTGCTATTGACTTTCATAATTGCTTGCCCAGCCTTTACCTTATCTCCAGGTTTGACCATTATAGAACCTTCGACACCATGACCGTAGAAGGTTGAGTAACCGCCAGCATGCTCAATTTTAACACGAATCCCGCCACCAGATCCCTTTCCTGAACGTTTCTCTGGTTTTTGCCATCCTGTCAGAGAAACTGTGCCGTCTCTAGCAGCATAAACTGTCGTACCCTTTGGTGCAGCAATATCTACTCCCTGATGGTTAGTAGAACCTTGTCCACCAGGAGATTGTCTGGGTCCGAATTTACTAGAAACACGACCCGCACCGCCAGTTGGATGAGTCCATCCTGCTTTATTTACTGGTCCAGTAGACGCAGGAGTTGCACCATTGGACGACGGAGTTGCACCATTTTCAGGAGATCCTTGTTCTTCCAGTGCTTCTTTATCATCTGCAGCAGGAGGAGTTGGTGCAGGTGCACGTGTAATTGCTTGGAACGCTGTATGGAACGAGTCCTTAGCAATTTCCAAAATCATACTATGCGCAACTGGAGTCATCTTATGGTGAATCGCAGTGATCATCCAAACACCAGAAAGGAATGGGTCCCAAAGGTTTTTTGGGTCTGACTTATCTGCACTATCTCCAACTTTAGGATATTTGAAGTTTACAATCTTACCAACTTCCGCATCAGTTCTTCCAGGAACTGTAATATGCATACGCAGACCAGAAATATCTTCGAGAACGCTTTGACGCATCCCCAACCATTTATCAGGTGCATAGTCTAATAATTCGTCGTCGCTGGTAGTAAGAACCTTTCTATGCACAGGACGGAAGAAACGCTTAGACAACGCTGAACGAGTTACGTTCGCAGGATATGTCATATTATCCTTCGACTCTTCATGGAATGTTGCTTTGCCGTTTTCAACACGATAATTTTCCATATGAATAATATCAGGATACGAATATGAATAATCGTGTGGTGCATTCGTCGCTTCTTTAATCATAATATCAAAGATTGTCGTAGTGCTGGCGAATCTTCCCTGATCTTGAGACTTCAGAATATCTACTTGCTCACTAAAGCGAATATCAGATACTGTATTAAATCCCTTGTCCAAGTCAGGTTTAGTAGTATCAAACGTCGAACCATCATTCAAATCTATGGTAGGATTGACAGGTTTCGGCAAATATACATATTCAGCAAACACAGAACTATCATCCAATTGACTCTTAATTAGATTATCAATAGAAGTGAAGTAAAATTGTCTTGTGGTTTCATAGAATAAGAAACTTGGCGACTTCTGTTTTGCGCCGATAGATCTTTGTGCCACGTAATTAAGACAGCGGAATGGCGACCACATATTTGCAACGAATGCAATTTTACCTTCGTGTGGAGTGTCCGCAATAACCATTGGAGTTTCATCTTTATTTTCGATTCCACCGAAACAACGTTGTTGCTTTAGAAAATCAGTATAAAGTTTATCTGCAATTTCATCTGTAGTACCTTCGTACTTTTTGCTCACCTGTGTAATATTATCGCTGACTGCTTCCATAGAACAGAAGTATAATGCATACATTTGTTCACGGTCGGCATTCAACATTCTATTCTTAATCGAATAAATTGAGAAAGTCTTTTTGATACTTTCGCCATACTCGTCGCCGAACGTAGGAGTCTGAATCCAGAGATTTAATAGTTCGTCACCCACAAGTGGCAACCCAGAAAGAAGTTCTTTTGAGTCAACAACAATCAAAACACCCTGTAATGCATTCGAGAAAATATCTTCATAAATGTTAAGTTCTACGATAAAATTTTTGATGTCAAGAACCTCACCGTTGACACTTTGAATCTCAACAGTTTTAAACGATACGTCACCTGGATTAGATAAGTGTTTTGATTTTGAATCCGACATATTATACTCTAATTAATCGTTGAAATTCCGAGACAAACTTGCCAATTAAATTCTTTGGAATATACTTAATTTCTCTCTTATCCTCATTCAATTCATATTCATAATCCCAGTTTGTAACTGGTTCGTGCTCACCAGATAAAACCTTTGCTGAATCGTAATCAACAATAATTCCCTTCGGAACGCCTTGCGATGCAAGCATATCTGTTGTTCTATAATGGTGTACTGCTTGATAGATATTATTCTCGCCATATTTTTCTACACAGTAAGAGTAAAGATCTTTATCTTTCCTTGGCCATTCTTCGCGAACATCAACGATGCTATTTGTTAGTAGTAGAACCCAGTGATAGTCTTCTCGTTCATACATTTTAAATGCGAGTAATTCTGGAGTTTCTCCATCTTGAATATAGGTTGTTTCTAAAAAGTCTACATTTTTAATTGGAGTTTTTGGTGCAACACGAAGAAAAATATCCGTGACACCCTTATAGGTACCATCGAACTTTCCTCGTAATACTGGAAATTGTCTGAAATACATATTAATATCCTTGGAAGACTCTTTGTGCTGTCATCAGTTCTAGTTCTAAGAATTCTAGACGCATAGTAGCATGTGTTGGCATACCATTATCGAACGTGGTAAATCCAGTATCACTACCATAATCCACAGTCATATTAGTTAGAACACAAGTAGAAATTTTACGAACGTATTGATTCTCTTTTCCTGCGTGGTAATAAACAATACTAAATTCTGATGGATAGTTGAAGAAGTATCCAGAATCTCTAAGTTCTGGATGCATATGGTATGCGAACTTTTGAATGATCCCCATTCTATCTCCAGGAGCACCAGCGTATCGATAGAAAACTGCCTTTGCTTCTTCTTCGCTTTTTGGAGCAAAATTATATTCAAAGACAAAAGATCTATTGTTCATCGATTTAAAGAATTGTTCTTTATATGGATTGGTTACAGTTTTGGTCGTAGATTCTAATACTTTGTTAACATCAAGAGCATTATCACTCAGAACTTTGGAAAGTTTACCGCCAGAACGTAATGCCAGTTTCATGTTATCTGGACTCAGTGGATTCATTGCGCCTAAGAGAGACTGATTGCCAGCGCCGATTGCGCCAAGCAATGCACCCATTTCTTGTGGTGTCCAATTTGCCTTATACCCAGCAGACACTTTATTTTCAGGCATCTGAAGGGCAATAGCACCAGAACCTGTGTATAGTTCTTGATTTCCTGATAATGCGCCAACTGCCCCGCCAACAAGTCCGCCACCTAAAGTTTTGGCTACTACACTACCAAGTCTTTGGGCGAGACTGACACCACCTGCGTTTTTACCGCCACCATTAGTCAACTGCTCAGCGATACCAAGTCCAGCGCCAATACCTGCACCTAAAGCAGCAGTTTGGGCAGTAGAATTTTTAGGTTGCTGTGTGTTTTGTTGACTCTTATCAAAAACAGGAGCACCTTGGTTCTTAAATACTTCACCAAGACGAGAACCTTCTCTTACCAATGGATAAAAGATAACATAATGCGGAGATTCTGTTTCCAAGTCAATTGGATACCGAGTTGCAGTACCAATATTGGCATATTTTTGAATATGTGCTTCTCTCGCAGGATCTTCTCTAGCGAATTTTTGACTGTCGGACAATTATAAATATCCCTTAGATTGGTTATTTTCTTATATTTATATGGTTTATTCAAGAGATTCCCTAAAAGGTAGATACAATATTCAGAAACCCAGTAAGTATATTGGGGATCCGACCAATATCATCTTCCGTTCTAGTTATGAATTGAAGTTTATGAAGTGGTGTGATGCAAATGATAGTGTCACCGAATGGGGTTCAGAAGAACTTGCAATCCCGTATAGATCTCCTGTTGACGGTAGAGTGCACAGATACTTCGTCGACTTCTATATTAAAGTCAATGGTGAGCGATATTTGATCGAAATTAAACCATCAAAGTTTACTCAAGAACCCAAAATCCCAAAAAGAAAAACTAAACAGTTTCTCCAAGAGGTTATGACTTGGGGAGTTAATCAGGCAAAGTGGAAAGCAGCAACTGAGTTCTGTTTAGATAGAAAATGGAAATTCCTGATATTAACTGAAAAAGAATTGGGAATCACGAATAAATAGTTATTATGGCAAATCCGTTCGAAAACCTTCGTGCTAAAGCTGGAGATGGACAAAAGTCTATCTGGTGGTATATGCGCAACGCTCAAAAACTAGTCGGCGCAAGCATCACGCCGAGTGGAGTAATGCAATCTGATTTTGGAGAACTTCAGTCAAACATCGAAGTCGGTTCGATGTATATGTACTATTACGATCCCAAATGGAAAAACGAACTGCCATTCTATGATGCCTTCCCGTTAGTGCTGCCATTTGGTCCAGCGCCAGGAGGGTTTTATGGTATCAATTTACACTATGCACCATATTTAGTACGAGGAAAAATTCTAGGCGAGTTACTAAAATTTGCAGACTCGAAAACCTTTAGTCCTACAACTAAAATTAGAATGTCGTACCAAATGTTACAGGGTATAAGCAGTGCAAGTGAAGTTAAACCTTGCATCAAGCATTATTTAACTGCGCATGTTCAATCAAGATTTATGAAGATAAATCCAGTCGACTGGAAAAGTGCGATATTCCTACCCCTTGAAGCATTCCAGAAAAAGACAAAAGAAGAAGTATTCAGAGATTCAAGGAGTAAATATTAATGGCAGGTAATGGCATCACACAGTTCCTTGCAGAAGTGCAAGAAAAGGACTTGGCCAGATCGCATAGATTCGAAGTAATTATCGGAACGCCGAAATGCATGAACGGTTTGGAAAATAGTATTACCAATACGCTGTTGAATATTCCTGGGGTTCCACAAGCATCAGAATTTCTTCTTGGGCAAAAGAACACTCCCGAAAACAATAACACTGCGTATACTTCACTGATGTGCGAAGAAGCAATCTTCCCTGGATTAATGATGGGGTCCAAACCATTCAAGTATAATAACCGTGTTGAAAATCGTGCAACATTCTTAGACTATAATGGCGAATCTGCAACCTTTACCTTTCTTTGCGACAAAGACTGGAAAGTGAAAAAGTATTTCGATACATGGATGCGCAAAATCGTAGATCCAGAGAAGAGATATGTTGGTTACTATTCGGATTATACTTGTCAAATCGTCTTAAATTCTTTGGATCAAAAAGACGAAGTAACACAAACATGGATCATCGAAGAAGCATGGCCTAGAGCAATGGCACCTGTTTCTTTAGCATGGTCAAATACGCAATTCGTTAGACTGCCAGTAACCTTTACTTTCAAAACTTGGAAACTGCAGCAAAATGTCGGATCAAGAATGGAAAATGTGCTTGGTCGACTGGCTGGCGATACATATGCGGACAGAGGTCAACCGCTTGGATAATTATTAGGAGAATATTATGTTACCCGTTATGGAAACACCAACGTTTCACGTTGATATGATTGGAAGTAAAGAACGAGTTAAATTCAGACCATTCTTGGTCAGAGAAGAAAAACTACTGATTTTGGCATCAGAATCAGAAGATCAAAACGAAATGTTAAACGCGATGCAAGAAATCGTCGAAGTTTGCAGTTTCGGTAAACTGATCGGTAAAGATCTCCCATTCTTTGAACTTCAGAATATCTTTATTAAACTTCGCTCTGAATCAATCGGACAAGTTACAGAGTTTAATTTGGTATGCGGAGAGTGCGGACACAAAACTCCAGCAGAACTTGATTTGACATCAATCAAACCTACAATTACTGAAGGTCATACAAACAAGATTGATCTCAGTAATGGTCTTGGAGTTATTATGCGGTATCCAACTGCACTCGATATGAAAGGTGATTCGACAACATATGATTTGGTCGTTTCATGTATCGATAGTGTATATACCGCAGATGAAGTCTTCACGACCAAGGACATCCAAAGAAAAGAAGTAGAGCAATTTGTTGACAATTTAACTTCTGAGCAGTTTAAGAAGATTACAGAATTCTTCCTTTCTATGCCCAGAATTGAACACAAGATTGATTATAATTGTCCTAGTTGTTCGACGCACAATGTTATTTTCCTCGATGGCGTAGAAAGTTTTTTCGAATAACCCTTTCTCATGATAACTTGAGGAATCATTATAAGACCAACTTTATTTTAATGCACGAACATAAATATTCGTTAAGTGAACTTGAAAATATGATTCCTTGGGAAAGGGAAGTTTATGTTGGTTTATTGGCAATGCACTTAAAAGAAAAAGCAGATAAACAAAGGCAGCAGTATTAATGGAAACCAAGTCCGCATCAGAAAGATTTGCTACGGTCATAGAAACCGCCAAGAACAATTCAAGTTCTGGGGCAAAACCAATGCAATCTGGAGACAAGGACAAATTGTTTTCTGAAATTCGCAAGGTTCTTGATGTCAATAAAAATAGACCTGCAGATAAGCAAGCATCAGCAAGATTGATCGACAGTTTTATTGAATCTATTGATAAGAATACTACCGAGGCAATCAGATCATTAGAATCTCAAGATAAGAAACTCATGGAAGACACCTTGGATGCAATCACAAAATTGCAATTCAAGACCGTAGAAGAGTTTAAGAAATCTCTAAAAGAAATCAATGACCTCGCAGCAAAAATGATTGCTAGAAGCGAGAGTGGTGGACCAAGAGAACTTGGCGACATCGGTAAAGAATTACAAAACAAATCTCTAGACGAACGCTTCAAGGCAGAAGGTCTCACCTTAGAAGGAAAAGACGACACATTCGTCAATAGATTGAAGCAAGAGTTTTTCGGAAACTCAAAGGAACCTGGAAGAGAAGGAACGCCAACTAAAGGATTGATCGAAGGTTTCAAAAACTTTGGTAGTGAATTCACAACAGGATTCAAAAAAGGATTAACTCCGCAGAACGGAGTGCTTGGAAAGGTATTCAATTCTCAAGAATCTCGTCGAGAAGAAATTCGTAGCGAAGTAAACCAATCTAATGAAAGAGTTTCTGAAGTAGATCGCCTGAAGAAAATGTTCTCCGAGGCAATTAATAGTAAGACTGAAACTAATCAGTCAACAAATGACAATAATAAGTCTGTGAACAATCAGTCAACTTCCGAATCGAGCAAGGCAGAAACTAATAATTCAGCATCTGATTCGAGCAAGACAGAAACTAATAATTCAACTTCCGAATCGAGCAAGACAGAAACTAATAATTCAACTTCCGAATCGAGCAAGACAGAAACTAATAATTCAGCATCTGATTCGAGCAAGACAGAAACTAATAATTCAGCATCTGATTCGAGCAAGACAGAAACTAATAATTCAGCATCTGATTCGAGCAAGACAGAAACTAATCAGTCGGAAAAACAATCGATTGCAGAATTCAAGTCTATTGATAAGATGTCAAATCTTACCGAAGAACACAAAAAGATTTTAGAACAACAAGGCATCAAACCTTCTTCTGAAAAAGACTTTTCTTACAGAAAAGATGGTAAACCTGTATCAATGGAAGAGATTAACAAAACTCTTGAAGCAAAATACAAAGAATCGCAGCAACCAAAGGTAAAGATTCAGTCTGCCAAGAGTGGAATTGTACCCGAAGATAAAAATGATATTTCATCTATCTTAAATGAAATTAAAGACATCATTATAGAAATCAAGGATAAGTTGTTCGATAAAAAACGTGCTGGTGTTGCACCTTCTGGTAAAAAACAGTTGGATCCAAGTTCCAATGTAAAAGAAGTTATGAATCGTAACAAAGTAGCACAAGCAGAGGCAGAACAAGCAGCTGCTGATGCACAAAAACGTGCAGAAAACATCGACAGGCAAAACGCTGAAAAACTATCGGCGAAGGTAGAAGCAAAAGAAAAATCTACTCCAAAAGTAGTGATCGGTGGTACGGAATCAGCAAATTCTAGAGTAACACCAGAAACCCCTGCAACTGGCAATGGTTCGCAAGATGATTCTGGGTCGCAAGGTGGTGGAGGATCTCTACTTGGCGGAATAACTGGGGCATATGCTGGATTCAAATCTGGCGGACAGAAACTACTAACTGGTCTCAAGAATCAGAGATATTCTCCAGGACTTTCCAGATTTGCAGATAAAGCACAAGGATATTTCAACAAAGGAACAACCGTTGTAGAAGGTGCGGCAGGAAAAGTTGTAAGTCGCGCAAATGCAATAAAGAGCAAGGCGACAGACTTTATCTCAGATCGCGTAGGTGCTTTGCGTAGTAAAGCAACCGACGTCATCAAGAACAGAGGTATTGCCGCAGAGCAACTGGTAGACAAAAACGGTAAGACTCTGAGTGGTGCTGCAAGGCAATCTCGAATCGGTAAATTGTATAGAGATCGCGCTGCAGGAGTCGCCGAAAAGGGTAAGGGGATTCTTGGAAAGGCATCTCAATTTGGTAAAGGGATGTTTGGTAAAGCATCTGGAGTTATCGGCAAAGAAGTCGATAAGGGAAGCACCATTGGTAAAATTGCCAAAGGTGGTATGAATATGCTTGGAAAGGCAAAGGGTGCGATTAGTAATGTTGCTGAGAAAGCAATGGCATCTTCCGCTGGCAAGGGAATTACTAAAGCAGCAGGCAAGGGTGGAGCGAAGATAGCAGGTAAAGCAGCAGGTAAATCTCTGCTGAAGAAAATTCCGCTTCTTGGTGTTGGCGCTGGTCTTGCCTTTGGTGCTGGTCGCCTGATGAAAGGTGACTTCTTAGGTGCTGCAGGAGAAGTTGCATCAGGACTTGCTGGTGGTGTTGGATTTTTAGCAGGGGGAGCAGGAACTGCTGCATCGTTTGGGATTGATGCTGCTCTTGCAGCAAGAGATATTGCCAATGAAAATAACGAAGAATCGACGGAGGGATCAACTCAATCCGTCGACGGAGCAAGAGCAGCAGGTGGTCCTGTATCTGCTAATGGTTCTTATCTTGTTGGTGAAAATGGTCCAGAGATATTCTCACCGAATACTGCAGGGTCTATTAAAACCAATCCTGTTACCAAGAGTAATCTAGAAACAGGAAATAATAGCGGTGCGGCAAATCTAAAAGAGATGACAGAAAGTGCAAAAGAAGATACTGCACCAGTCATTAATGTTCCGCCGCCGACTGTAATTCAACAACCTGCTCCACCACAACAAAATAATGGTGGCGGTTCTCTACCAATGGATACGGTCAGAACTGAAGACAGTAGTTGGCAACGGTTCCAAAATAGAAGATCTTTCGGATAAAAAAAGGGGGACGATTAAGTCCCCCTTTTCATTTAGTCGTCTGCGAGACTCGAGAAATAACTCATCGTGTCATCTTCATCATCATCAGTATTCCATGGCGGAGTATCACTCGCCTTGGACGCTGCTGGTGCAGACTTCATCTTAGTTTCAACGAACAGTTCGTCTTCAGCATCGAGAGGAGTAGTCCTTTCTGCAGTAGGAACACGAGCACCAGTTGAGAGAACAGCACTCAACTTGTTCTTCAGTTCGTCATATGACTTGAAGTTTGAAGGATCCAGGAACGCATTAAGCGAATGGGTCTTACCCCAAATCTGCTCCAACTTATCTTCGTTATCGTCGAGGGGAGTTGCACCGTCGAATTCTGACTTATCGTAGTTACGATAACCTTCTACCTGACGAATGCGCAACTTGAAGTTAGCACCTTCCCAAAGGTCGAACGGATTAACAGGCTTCTCGTCTTCAAACGTCGGTTGCATCACGTCCTTAATCTTATCGAAGATCTTCTTACCATACTTGTAGAGGAAGACCTTACCTTCATTCTCTGGATTTGCGGGATCGCGAATCACAAGAACGTTGGAGATGTAAGAAAGGCGACGCTTTTGCTTACGAGCAATTTCCTTGTTCGCTTCGATACCTGAGTTCCAAAGTTCGGAATTCAGTTCGCCAACAGGATCGGGTTTGTTAAGGGTAGTAAGCGAATTTTCGATATACCACTTACCAGTTGGACCTTGGAAACCATGGTCCCAAATGCGAACCCAAGGAAGTTCTTCACCTGCAGGAGCAGGGAGGAAACGAAGCACTGCTTGACCGTTGCCTGCCTTATCGACAGTCGGTTTCCAGAAACGATCATCGTCTCCACGCTTTTCTGTAGTGGGGTTTGCGATTGACTCAACTGCCTTCATGAGTGAGTCGAAATTTCCGCGATTCTTGCGGAGGTCAGATAGTGAATTATTTGACATATGTATTGTCCTTATGTTTGCGTTGTATGTTGTTTTTACTTTGTATCATAATATAAGTCGTCGTCGGAATCATCTTCCCGATTACTATAGTATTTATACAAATTGTTTTTGCTTTTACGTATTTTATTTACGTCTTTTTCATTATGACGAATGCGGTCAGAACCACGATCTTCATAATAATCGTTTCTACGAGACTTACCCATAGTTAGTGTACCACCGTCCCAATCTCCTGTTCTAGTTGGCGGATATAGTAATCTTTGTCAATTTTGACAAAGGGTTTATATTTCTTTACCAAATGCACGAAGTCATTCCAAATAAAATCATTCGATAAAGAACTATAGTCGGTATTCTCTATTATACCTATTTTTGCCAAAATAGCAATAGATTCTAGAGAAATCTTTTTACCAAGATAAAGTTTTATTACTTTAGGATGTTGTCCGTCAATTACTTCAAATGGATCACCGTCTGCATAGAGAGTCTGGATATCTTGTTTAAAAGTGTATCCCAATTTCTGCATACGTATCTGCCACTCTGCATAGACTTCATTTGCCTCTGCATCGAAGACACCACCCCACTGATTCCCAGACACAAAATTAGCAACTAGAAAATCAATGATCTCAGTTTTAGTTTTTGTTTCTGCAAGTTTGCGCAGAGCAAATAAGTCTTTGCGTTTCAGAAATGCTTCTCTTGAAACCTTCACCCCCTTACGGGATTTGGTAATATCGAAATCAGGTCTAGTGAAATGTAATCTCAATGAGAGATACAATTGATACACTTGAAGTGAGTCCATTAGAGAGGCAAAACCCCATCATCGTTTTTCAACATGTTGAGTTGCTGCGCTTCGACTCGAATCTTTTCTTTAAGTGATGAACTGATGAGACTAGCAACAGAGCCCACCTCAATATTTCGCTTCTCGCAGTAGTCTATTAGAATATCCATACAGGGTGTTCTAGATTCTCTTGCAAGTTTCTCAATAAAGATGGAAAACTCTGCTGCTGTCTTAAATTGCTTTGTAATTAAAAACTCATCAGTTAGTGGAATTTCTTCCGTTGTCATAATCTATCCTGCGTAAAAAATATGTCTACCGATTTTAGTAACTCGTTGTAATTTCCAACCTGGATTGACATAATCCGCATGGTAGAACAACACGTTATTATTAACTACTATACGCGTATTGATCTCAGAAGTCAATACTTTTTTCGCAATATCTTTTGCTTCAGCATATAATACTGGGTCTTTAGCAGGTCGACGCATACACGTCCAACTGAACTGACAGACCCTACTTGTTCTCTGATAAACGACAGAGCAAACGTTTGATGGATATTTTGGATTGCGTGCACGATTCATTGTGACACCAGCAACCGCGATTTTACCCTTTCTGGGTTCATTACCTGCTTCGTAGTAGATGTTGTCTGCTAGGCAAGTTATTGCCTGAGAGTTTTGTGACAGGTATTTCTTTTTTTCTTTTTGAATTTTAGTTTGTATAATTTCTTCTTGTTTTTGTAAGATTTCTTGTTTTTGTCGTTTTACGCTTTCGACTTTCTCATATCCACCGACAGTGTATTCCATTGCGGTGTCTTCGATTCTTTCTTTTGCATAACTCAATGATATACAATATGTTACAATTACTAGTAAAAATGCAGAAAGAACTTTCAATGTCTTCTTATTGAAGGAAGGCATCTCTATTCCTCGGATTGTTGAACTGGAGAGAGGATTATCCAGTGACTCCCTACACTGGGCACTTTTTTTCAAAGGTGCATTATATTTAGGGTTTCGAGACCCCTGATAGTCTCTTTTCACCGCTAAATTAGAACGGTTGGCGGTTTATTCTGTTTCGAGGGAAACCGCCGAAAACCCAATGACTTACTGCTTACGCAGCAAGGGCAAAGGCAACGTTATCGTTTGCATTTACTTTTTGTGGGCACTTTACCCAAGCAATCAGTCTACTCTCGCCTTCAACTCGCAGTCGAATCCTAAGTACGCCCCCATCATAAGCACTGCCCTTTTCGGCGACTGAACCCTCTATCGGAGCAGTGCTTATGGTGGAGGCGAGGGGAGTTGCACCCCTGTCCTACGCAGCATTCAGTTTGTATCAACAACTGATATTCTATTTATACTATAGTTTTGTTTAGAAGTCAAGCCAAATAGTAACCATTTTCATAATAATCCCGTGTTCGGAGCAATTCTTTTGCCCAGTTGTCTCGTTTCTCAATGAACACCTGTGGTTCATCGCCTTCGACTGCAATAAGAACTACCAACCAAGGAACAGGAATACCAGTGCGCTCTTCATACATGATTGCATATGCTGCAGTCTGCATGAAGTAGGAACTGATATGTTCTTTCTCCTTTAACTTGTTAGAAGTTTTGAAGTCGATAACTGCAAGTTGTCCGTTATATTCGGCAATGCAATCGACGCGACCTGCCATGCGCAGATGGTCGCTATAGAGCGCCAATTCCTGACAATGGATATTATCAATCGGCATCAGGATGGGCATAAACTTATTGAAAAGTTCTAGATCCAACAGACTGAAATTATGCGCTTGAAAATCAAGATCTTCGTTCTTCAGAAACGATTCAGTTACATTGTGGAGCTTAGTCCCGCGAGTTGAGGACTGTTTTGAGATTCTGTTCGCTTCTTCTTCGCCAACACGCTTACGCCAAGCAGTAATACCGTCTCGGGATAGAACTGAAAGGACGGTGGTAGCAGAAGGATACGCTACGCCAGAGGCATTAACGTAAACTCTGCTACCATCTTCGTTTGTAGTTGACTGAGCGAAATCTTCATATTCATATATCGTTTTAAACATCATAAATTCATTATACTATAATTTTATAGAAAAGTCAAGCTTTAATTTTGCTCTACCCAATCTTTTAATGCAGTTTGATACATAGTATAATATGCAATTTCTGCGGCATCTTCAGTATAATCTGCAGTATCAACAACTGCCTGCGCTTCTCCGATTTCGCGGGTAAGAGTGGCAATTCGCGATTCATTTGCTGGATTATCTGGATTCAGCGCATCTAATTCTGTCTGTAGATGTGCTGGACGTTGAAGTGCATGATCTTTTGGCATTTTTGGAACGCCAGTAAATGCATCACCAAGTGATGCGTGAAATAGTTCTAAAATTTCCATATTTGTTTCCTTATGCTGCGTAGCGACTTTCGTATTCTAGTCGTGCAATTATATATTCTTTTACAAGTTTTGAACGAACGATATCGTCTACGGTAAACTCAACAGTTTTAAACGAAGGCATCATGTCAGCGATTGCAATGAATTTTTGCAATCCAGACATATCGTTCTTCTTATATAGGTCAGTTTGACGGAAGTCTCCGCAGAAAATTACTTTTGAGTTTTTACCGATACGAGTCATAACTGAATTTAGTTCCATATCAGTCATATTCTGACATTCATCAACAATGACGATGGAATTATCCAGAGTGATACCACGAACAAATGATGTAATTAAGAAGTGAACGATTTTTTGTTCTTGTAGACGAGCGAAGGGTTGAATATGATTAAATAGATCTTCACATATTTCAACATATGGCATAGTGTAAACTTCTGTCTTTTCTTTCTCATCTCCAGGAAGATGTCCAATTTCACGAGAAGGAACAGCGGATCGGACGATAATTACACGTTCGAAATTGGTTGAACTATCTAATACTTCTTCTAGTGCTTTATATAGAGCGATGAATGTTTTACCAGTGCCAGCGACACCGTGTAGTAGGACTGCTGATGCTTGTTTATCATAAATTTCGAAAAAAGTTCTTTGATTAAAATTAAGAGGGGAAATGTTTTTCAAATCATTATAAGAAACTTTGCATTTAGAACTTCTCTCCTGTTGAATGACAGTTTCAGATGGTGTGACGAGTTGTAGATTATTTTGTTTTCTTCTCGACATTTACAGTCCTTATTTTTCTAGAGGGTTGATACGAAAAAGGCGACTCCACATACAGTGGAGTCGCCTCTAATTACCGAGGACATCGGTATCTAGGATAGGGATGGGAGTTCTTGTTTGTTTCATACAAGTATTTATTAAAGTGCGACGCTCCACCACTCTGGAATCGGACGATTTTTCCATTTTGCCATATTATTTTTTGCGCCGAGATAATAATTACGATATGACTGAACAGAGTCAGGAACCTTGTATTCGTCTGGCATAGCAGGAGTCGGTTGTGTCTTATAACCAACAGGAATATTAACTGGAGGTTTACGCACCCAATAGACTAGACGATCGCAAGAATGGATTTTACCATAGCGATGAGTGTATTCTGAAAGGAGGGATTGGAATAGACAAACAAGCCAGTTATAATTGTTATTAGACTGGCGGACCCAAACAGCACTCGGATGATTGATGTGCGTTGCCTTGTATAGATGCGCTTCAAGAGAAGTATCTTCTAACCGCCATCGTTTGATCTTTCGTCCAGAGGAAGCATCAATATATTCTTTACCGTCAAGAACACGATGTGCTGTTGACAGCAATTGGGCATACTCTAGAATCATCTTGACGACATGTTTGTCGTTGTGGTATTCTGCACACTTGGTGACATTACTATCGAGATAAAAAATATTCATAATGTATTACTCGTCAAATGGAATCTCTTCCATGTTATTAATTATGTTTTGTATCGCAATTTTAGCGACATCACTTATTATACTATTTCCTATCGAAAAGTCAAGTGCTTTTCTAACAAAAATTGGATCTAATGTCTGTAACATATCAGCATTATATCTCTTATCGCATTCTGGATAAGTATTCAATGCAGCAAGAACAAGTTCTACCTCGAAGTCCGTATATAAAGATATACGATACCTTCTGCAAGAGAGAAATCTATCTGGAAAATTGACTACTTTACCCATAACAATATTTATTATTAAAAGACCTTCACTCGGTATAATCCTTGGAACATATCAGCATCTCGCAAATCATTTACCATAGGAAATCCTTTGATGTTCAAACTTGTATTGAGCAACATCGGACAACCTGTTTCTTCCAACCATCTTTCTAGTAGTTTATACAATCCAGGATGTTGTTCCTTGGTTACAGTCTGAACTCGACTTGTTCCATCAGTATGAACAATAGCAGGAAATTGATCAGGATATTTACATCTTGAAGTAAATTGCATATAAGGGGATGCCGAAATTGGCATGTCAAAATAGTCTCTTGCATATTCTGCCATGATGACTGGAGCAAATGGACGGAACTGTTGCCTTCGTTTAATTGCATTTACCTTGTCCTTGATATCATTCCTAGTTGGATCTGCTAACAAACTACGATTACCTAAAGCACGTGGACCAAACTCTGCACGTCCATTTGCAACACCCACTATACCGTCTTTTTTGAGATAAGTCAATAGATTTTCGACAGGATATTCACCCTCGATATTCTCACCGAGATATGGACCTTGCCAATTTAACTTCTCGCGATTGTTGGCAGCAATCGCTCCAAGACTGCTTCCTGCATCGCCAGGATTTGGCATAATCCAAACATTCTTAAAATGTTTTAGAGCAATATGGTTTGCACTACAGTTTAATGCACACCCTCCCATAAGAACTAAATTTTCTTGAAATGGATCTATCTTCTTTGCACGTATCAGTAGTTTTTCGAATTCTTCTTCATATATCTGTTGAGTGGCAGCAGCGATATCGAATGGATGTGGTTCATCATCCATTCTCCACCACTTACATCCACGATGAAGAGTTTCTTTCTCCCACAATTCTCTAATCTCAGCATAATAACGTTCTTTTACGCCATACGCTGCCATACCCATGAGGATATATTCATCTTCGTTTGGTTTCAGACCTACACGATCAGTCATAGCAGAATAAAATAAACCAAGAGATTTTGGATAATCCATACTCCACTGTTTCTTCATAACATGTGCATAACATGTCCAGATAGATGCCGTATCAAACTCACCGATAGCATCAATTACTAGAGTGGTTGCTGAATGAAATGGAGAGGTATAGAATCCTGCTGCTGCATGCGACTCATGGTGTGAAGCAAATTCGACTGGAACTTCAAGACCAAAATGTTTTAGATACTGCCGAACGCTGAACCGAACAATTCCTTGACCAGAAAGCAGTCTACGCATCCCCCTAAGTTTTGGTTTCTCGTACCAGTGGATCTTCTCTGGTTTACCAAACTTCAGAGCAGCATCAATCAGATCCTTATTAAGATCTTTATCATTCTTAACACCACTATAACGCTCTGCGCTCGAGGCAAACAGGATTTCTTTCCCGTTAACAACAGTCAGCGCTGCGTCATGTGCGGCAGCAGAGATTCCCCACTCAATCATAGATGAACGGATCTAATTTTCTAAGTTTTTTCATTCTTCGAATATGTTTCTTTTTTTCGAAATACTTCTTAATTTTGATTAGCAACAATTTTATCATACAATTCCTGTGAGAACCTTTCGTGTGCAGTTTCGGTTGGATGCATAAACCCGCAAAAAGTGCGGTCGTGTCCACTAAACAAAGATAAATTGGAAGATACACTATACTGCATTATGTCTTCGAATAGTTTCTTGAATATGGGTAAAAATGACCAAGCAGAATTTATGTCTGCAAACATATTACCAGTTTTTGGATCCGTATCATTATAGAAAAGCAGTTTTATCGGTGGCACTGGTTGTAAATAAAAGTCAAAGTTATTTGCAATACAAAAATTCTTAAAATTTTGAAGTGCGAAAAAATAAGTTTGCATTATCTTATAGTCATTATAATGCATGTCGCTGTCTTGAACGTGATAGTAGTCCATAACTCTAGAAAGTGCTGCACCCACTCTTTCTGGTGAAAATGTTAAGTATCTATGTGGTGTTGTTATACCAAGAAAGATTATATCCGTTTCAGGATTTATTTGTTGCGTGTGATATGCTTGGAACAAATTTAAAACCATATGATCCACTGCAGAACCAGGTACAGCATAATTGACATGTTCTAACCCAAGTTTATCTGCCAATTTATACACATAAGATCGTTTCGAACCCATGTTTATATATTGTTTAGATGTCAGGTTAGCATTTCGAGCAACATAATCTTCAAATTCATGCATTGGTATTTTATCAGAAGTCCACTTATGTTTCATTTTATTACAATCGTCAAAACTAATTCCAAGTAACTCATGGTCTATTAATTCTGCGCCAGAAGTAAATGAACATCCAAATGAAATTAGTCGCTTTTTTCCGTGAAGGTTCATTCTCTATGATCTTTCGGCATTGGTCTTGGGTTTTCTACTTCCTTTCCGTTCAAAAATGAAGATAGACTGTTTCGTAAATCGACACATTGTTTTCGCATTTTACCTTCTTTGGGTAAAGAAGGAATTTCTGCATCATATAATCCGATTACTTCTTCGAGTTCTTTGCGTGACATATTATGGCATGCCATGTTGTCAGGATAATACAAGTAGTTAAAATTCAGCGGATTTGAATTATTAAATCGCACATATTGATTCAATATTTTGTAAAGAGGAATTGCGTCTCTTACGTTCATCTTACTTACTGTCATAACAACAGAAACATTTGATGTATGTAAATCGAATTCCTTTGCTATAATTTCTTCTTGGCAGTATTTTAAGTTATCCAATACTTGATCCCATTTAGCACCCACTCTAAGTTTCTCGAATTTGTCGCCGTAAGAATCTATACTAAAGGATAGAATAATTCCTCTAAATTTTTTCCAAATATCAATTTCTTTTCTGGTAGGTCTTTGCGTTCCATTTGTATTGTATAGCAATATTGTTTTTTCTGGATTTGGTAATTGATCCAACCACTCGAAGTGTGTCTTGTTTAATAGAGGTTCTCCGCCCGCAATATCAATTCTGAAATATCCATTTTCACCTGGATTCAATTTTTTATATTGTTCCACATCATAAGACCAAGCAATCTCTTCGTTTAGTCGATCGTATGTTGCTCTATCCAATTTTCCTATGCGCAACAGTTCTGTGGATATTGCAGTTGAACATGCAGGAGTGCAAATTGTGCATCGAAGATTACACAATCTTCCAGTTTTTAACTGTAGATATTCAAGGGAAACGTCTTCAGGTGGAGTTTGCATTGTTCCATTATGTAACATCCACATATCTTGTTGACGTTTGCTATCTCTGCCTTCTTCCTCTGCGAATTTACATTGATTACATCCACTAGGCCAAATACCGTTCGATAATTGGTCACGATATTCCTGGAATTCCTCTTGTAGAATTGTTTCTGCGTGTTGTATATCGACAAGTTTACTTTTTTTGTCTTCTTTGTGAATGAAAAGACAACATGGAGTTAAGTAACCATCGGTATCAACATGAACCGATTTCCACATAGATGGACAATAAATTTTAGTTTCGCTCATATCGACATATACCAATCTCTAACTTCTGGATCGATGATCGCAGTTAAACTTTCAAAAGTGTGTTTTCCTAGAAGAAACTTTTCTCTATATTCCCAGTTTTTCTTCATAAGTTTTATCGTTTCTATATCCGAATAAATTGGGTTATTTCTTTTGTCCAATTTATAAGATTTTAATATAGCAATTGTTCTTTCTTTTCCTCGTAAAGAACAATTTTCAAATCTTTTAATCGCATGATCAATTATTCTGTCAAAAATTGGTTGCGGATATAATCGAATATCCAAAAATCCCTGTGCAGTGTCTTTATTGATATGATTAAATAATTTGTGAGAATGCAGTTCTGGATCATACGGTTCATAAAACTCAAACCATCTATCAATATCCATAAGAACTGGTGCAGACATAACACTAGAAAGACCAAATTGGTTTCTTTCGTTCAATCTAGAATGATATTCTTTCCAATTAGTAGAAACAGACTCCCAGGATGCACCATCACGGCAAAATTCAAATGTTTCGTGCGTTCCATCTAAACTTGCTTGTATGCTTGGTTGATAAAACTTCAAAACTTCGGGTATAATTTTCCCCTTCCAATGAAGGCGAGTAAGATTGGTGTTGTAATGAATAAAAATGTTGTATAGGAATGCAGGATCTTGAGATTGAATCTCCATTAATTTTTCAACTACTTTCCAATGCATATTGGACATCATTGGTTCACCACCAGCCCAATAAATCTTTGTCAACCTTCTTTGGTCTAAACACTCAATGATTTCTTCCGCCATGGAATCTTCGAACTTGTAATCTATAACAAACTCTTTACCAGTCGCCCACATCTTAGGTTTCCTGCCCCACATTTCCGTGAATAATGAAACATGTTTAGAACTGTAGATACTACCACAACTTAAACATTGCAAATTACAATGGATGGTTCTATAGTCAAAATATGTGGGAAGTTCTGAGACGGAACCATCTTCGCTAGTTTTACTTACAACATCAGCGATTATTTCTTCTTCGGGTTGTTGTCCTTTCCAACTCTGTTGACGCAAAGATTCAATGTTCTGTTCTTCATTTTTATAACATACTGAACATGCATCAATCTTTTCTCCTGCAATCATCTTTTTTCTAACATCTTTCATTACAGAAGAATTCCAGAAATCTTTAGTTTCTGTCTTTTCCTCTGAAACAATATCATCTGATATGCAGCAAAGTTTTCGCTCATACTGCGATCCAATATAACTATGGTCCCATGGATATTTACAAATACTTTTATTATTTTCAGTATTGATAGTCATAATTGAATATATCTTTCCACGGGCCCATTTTTCTACTCAGTTGAACAACGTCTAAGTATTTATTACCCTGATTCCAAAGTTTATCATCTTCAGATTCAACACGAAGATACGATTTCATTGTTTCAGTAAGAATCCAGTTTGAATACGGAGAGTCTTCATATAGCAACTTTAAATCTTCTTTGAATTGTTTTGATGCACAATTCAACGAGAGATACTCAGGAAACACAATGAAATTCTGATTGATAGTTGTGTGGGGTTTGAGTTTAGTGAGCGGAACTGCCCATTCATAAAACTCAGGTAGATATGGTGCATTCAACCATTGAATGCTACATGTAATGTTTATAGCAGCGATATGAGGATTTTCTAGAAACTTTTGAATATTTCTATTCGCCTTTTCCCAATCATTTGGGTATCGAATAAACTTATTTCTATCACCTACTGCATCCATACTACAACCAAGCGTAACAACCTTAAAGTGTTTCCAATAATCGCTGAACGATTCATCATAAGTTGTGCAATTGGTGTTGTAACTGATATGAATGTTACTAGCGACACCCCATTCTATTAGTTTTTCAAGTAATTTCCAGTGCATCGGCATAATAAACGGTTCGCCGCCATTAATATACAGATACCTTAAAGTGTCTTTGTGTGCATATAGTTGATCAATAATACTTTCGTCGAACCACTGAAACAATTCATGTTCAGCACTGTTTTTTGTCATAAATGGAAGTTGGTCAGACCATTCTTTATAATCAGACACAAGGGAAGAACTAGAGTCAGGATAACACATCAAACACTTTAAGTTACAAAGGTTACTTAATCTGATATCTAGAAATTCTAGTTTAGGTTTCTCAATATTTTCCCATCGATTATTTTCAGTAATTCGTCGCGACTTTCCACCATATTGCTCAATCTTATAACAACCCTCGCAAGCAGATGGATACTGTTGGGATAACATTTCTTCGCGAATTCTGTTCGTCGAATAACTATTAAAGATTTCATCAAATGTGTGTGTTTTTAAATTTAGCAATTCTCCTTGACTATCTTTGGCGAATCCACTATCTGGACCATCCATTTTAGCAACACAACAAATAGAAACGTTGCCGTTGGGATGTAGATTCATATGATTGAACGGGAGGGTACAATACCCGTCATTTCTTAGAGAGTGTTGAACCACTGTAAAAACTCCTCGGGGAATACGTTAATTGACAGGTCTCTACGAGAACTATATTGTGTGTAGAACTTTTTAAAATCTTTTCGATTCTTCTCTAAATCTGTGTCGTAGGAATGTGGCGTTTCAATGATATTTACATACGAAATTAATCGTTCAACATCACTCTTCTCAGTAACAATAAGATCAGGGTTTTCTCGATTTCTTTCGAACCAATTGCTTAGGTTATGATAAGCAGTTTCTCTGATGGAATCAGGTAAAACAGTTAGACTCTGAAACGCAGGAAACCGAAGGAAGTTAATGCTCATACTTATCCGATTTCCATATCGACGTTTCCACAACATAATCTGGTCCATAATTTCAGTTATGTTAAATAGACACAGCGCATTAATTGTCATCATAACAACAATGCGTTTCACATTAGATTCACCGAGAATACGCTCAACATTATCACACCAAGATTCGTAATTTAACCCATCGCGAATATACTCTGCTTGCGCACCTGTGGTCTCCATACTTGTGAAGAGAGTAAGATTGTTAATGTCGTGTGATCTCTCTATCAGTCTATCTATGATAGATTTTTTTGCGCCCAGATTGGTATTGATTCCCAATTCAAACTGGTATTTCTCTTCCGCAAATAAATCAATCAGTTTCCAAACATCTGTGCTCATTAATGGTTCACCACCAGTAACCCTTAGTGTGCGAAGTTCTTTACTAAGTTCTGGCCACCATTCCCAAAATGCTTTGATATATGGATTTTCTGTTTTCTCATAACAATTATTTACCGTACCATCATGTTTAAATGCGCCACCACCAGAAGTCTCAAGATCATAGTGACCATGTTTCTTTATGTCTCGTTCCCACGTTGTGCTGAAATTTGCATTACAATAACTGCATGCAAAATTGCAAGTTCTATCGAACATAACTTCCAATGTAGGCGGAATGATACGAGCATCTGATGGTTTATTAAACCATTCTTGCATTTCTTCAGGACTAAACTGCAACGACTTAAAGACACGATCTGAAATATAATCGGTTCCCATACTTTCAATCTTCCAGCAGTAATCACACTCAGAAGGTTTATGTCCGTCCTTCATGAGTTGCCGCATTTTTATTTTATGATCAGTATTATGCAGTTTTGCTGGATCTAATAAAATTTGCTCTGGATCTATTTTATGCACAGGAGGAAGATGACAACTGCTGGTTTCTCCGCTACCCAACCACAGAGTACTATTTCCCCATTTCGCGCCGCAAAACGATGCAGATTTAGAATTTAATATACCATCTCTAAATTGAAGCAATCTATCATCCATAATAGTCATCGTCCATCAAATATGCAAGTTCGGGAAACGTTTCAACAAATGATGTTTTTCTACGTTTATCTAAACTGCGAGTATAGTTTCTAAAGTCTTTATAAAGAGACTGAGGTTCTTTTGTCGATCTCATATAGTCAACTAATCGTTTTACTTGATCGACTTCTTCCAAATAAAATGTTTCTTGGGTCGTTTTTTTTGGTGTTAATTTATGCGTCTCGACGAAATCGATCCACATGTCACCAAACCTCTGCTTATCTTCATCTGATAGTAGTGTCAAACATAACATCCGAGGCCAACGAAGATATGACAAGTGGGTTCTTACTCTAAATTCGTGCAACTTGCTATAATACTGCAATCGCATTTCTCTGATATACCCGAGATATTCTAGAAATGTCGGAGCACTAGTCAAATTAATTGTGGTCATATAATGTAACCGTGTTGTATTCGCTGTATTATCCAGAACATATTTACAGTTCTTCTTAAACTCATCAAATTGCATACCAAATCTAGAATACTCGGCATGCTTGCCAGTGCTCTCGAGGGATGTATAAACGTCGAACAATTTAATATTGCACGAGATTCTATTGATGTACTCTACAAGTTTTTCGACCAATTTATCAGGAACATTGAGATTAGTATTAATCGCAAGTGTCAAATTCGGATTGGGATTCTCTGCGATGTAGTCAAGAACTCGCCAAGTATGCTTACTGAGTAAGGGTTCACCGCCAGTAATTCTAAACGTATGGAGATTGGGATAGAGATCAGGCCACCACTTCCAGAAAGCATCAATATATGGATTTTGTTCTTTACGATGGATTGGCAGTTTACCAACTTCCTTCAACCAATCAAGATCATGTAAGTTGAAGTCTTCAAGTTCTATTGGTCCATGTGTTTCGATTTCTTCTTGCCAACGAGAAGAACTTTCGGGACTACAATAGACGCACTTAAAATTGCAAGTTGATTCGAATGCAACCTCGAGATAAGAAGGATCTATGTTAGCACCTTCTCCTGACTCGACAATTTCTTCGATATGCGGTAATGCCCAAGAATAAGTGGATTTATAGATTCTATCGCTCATCCAATCCTTATTCAGATTCTCAATTTTCCAGCAATAGTCACACTCTTTAGTTTGAATTCCATTTAGCATATCCTTTCTTGCTGCCATTTTGACCGCTGTGTTATGAATGCCTCTTGGATTATCCTTAATGTCTTCTAGAGTAATTTTGTGTCTTGATGGGTGGTGACAACTATGTGTCTCTCCACTATAAAGCAAGATCGTAGACTGCTTCCATTTCGCAGCGCAAAACGAAGGACTGACAGCATTAATCTGTTCTCGTTTTTCTTTTAGAAAATTCCAGTAAGAATCTACTGAGTGAACATCTAACTTATGCTCTTCGTGTGCACCATCGCTCATTATTTGTATCCCACTGCCATGTATCTATAGAAATGCCCACACTTCAACATACCAGCGTATTCTGGTTCTTTGATTCTGTTTATGTTTAAGAATTGCTCTAGATTATCGGCAAGACGAACATGCTCAGGATTTTCTAGATTATTTCCTTGGACGATATATTTAGTCCCGCTAGGAATAGCGTTCCACCAAGCATCATAAACTTCCTGCGTCACATGTTCGCTACTTGTATTGATTACTAGATGAGGATACATACAGGCAGCAGGCATTCCATTTTGCATGTCATGGTGACGGAAACTAATTTCGTGATAATGCTCGTTGATCGCATTGAAGACATGTTCACAGTTAGGATCGACGTCAGTAGTTACAATACGCACATCGGGAAACTTGTGTGCAATAAACTGCGCAAGAATTCCATGCCATCCACCAAAAATTACGATAGATAGATCCATGGGAGTTACGTGTTCGAGTAACCACTTCTTACTGTCGATCTGACTCGACCAAAAGTTCTCCGAGAATCTGTATGCATTCTCTGGATTGTTGCGGATGTATTCCATCCACTTCATTACAACATCAAAATTAACCACGACGCATCCTTGAGATTTCTTCCATTTGTTTTTGATCAATGACAGGAACAGCATTGCTCTTGTGCATAGTAGCGATGCCCTTGATCAGAGTGCCAGTATATTCATTAGGTTTCTTGGCAAACGTAACACCGATGCCATCACCGCTCTCGTATTTAGGCGACTCGCGACGAAGGGTAGTTGCATGCATAGGGTTCGACACGACACCCTTCAGTTTGGGTTTATACTTACCCTGACGATAAGTAACGTATTCGTCAAACGTCTTGGTCTTACATCCAAGTTTCTTCATATGCTTGTTATATGCAACCCAATCTTGGGCATACTTAGCAGTCACACCCTTGTTCGCAGTCTTGCGCTTGCGAGTGCTGGTGGTAGTGAACGCAGGGGACATGAGGTGCATTGACATAAAACTTATCCTTTTCCTTAGACGACATAGTCAGTATACCTGTTATCGAGACAAAAGTCAAGGGAAAAAAAGATATTATTTTAGCAAATGAGGTGTTGACTTTTATCTCGTCTTGCGGTAGAATGGATAATAGGAGAATGTAATGACCGATCTTTATCACCTTTTTCAAGACCTAGAAACCGCCGAAATTTTCGAAATGGAAGACGAGTTTAACCGAATTAAAGCACAGATCAGTAAGCACGGTAATTTTGAACGTTTAAAGTTCAACCACGAAAAGAAAGCAGACGAGGTTTATCGCCTTCAACGAGCGTACGACGGAGAAATCACGACGTACATAAACGGAGTCAAAACCGTAGAAAATTATTTAGAATACGAATTCAGAAAAGGACGAGTCAAGCGCGACAACCCACTTTTAAAATATATCATAAGAAAGTAAAAAGAGCTTGACTTTTCCCAGAAAATGGGGTATATTGGTAATATTATGATGGAGACTAAGATGATTGATATGAATGAATTTCAAATTTCTGAAGAAGCAGAAACCCTACTTGAAACTCTTGGTTATGAGTGGAATGGATGGGGATATATCGCCCAAGATTTCCTAGAAATCAATGGTGAGTTAGAAGCCAATGGTGTCCCTAGTTATAAGACGTTCGAAGAGTTTCTCCGCCGTAAGTTGGAATGGAAGCAGTCTCTGAAGAGCGATATGATTGATGAGAAGGAAGTAGCATAATGCCATACATTACCACAGAAGTCCATATTGAACTTGAAGATTTTGACGACGAAGAACTTATTGAAGAACTAGTCGATCGAGGTTACTACGTTAACAAACTAGTCGAAGATTGTAGAACTCCACTCCAACTTCTATATGAAGCATGGGTTTATAAGACTGGTGATTATGAAGATCTATTTCGCAAATATTGTCAACAAAATCTTGGCAGGAGTTTTTAATGACCGTTTCTTTTCTTGAAGAAGATGCACCATATTTCGACGAATTGGTCGATGGTAGCGTTGGCGCATTACAGAATGCATTGTTTGACGCAGACCTGGACGAAGAAGCAAACATCATAGAACAGATTATGTGGAAGTTAGTAAATAAGATAGAACTGGAAAAGCAATGAGCACATCAATCCACGATCAGGAACTCGATACGCATTTTGAGAAAGTAGAACAGGATCTGTATAGTTTAGAACATAGTTATACGATAAACCCAAAACAAGAACCTGTGTTCTACGATCTCAAGAACCCGAACACATTCCTACTTACTTGGTCGTTGCTCGATAAACACCATCGAAGTTAGCAGGAGGTTCGCCCTCCATGCGCTCGAGCATCATATCATAATAATTGACCAACTCTCCTTGCCAGCACTTCTTTAAGTCGCTGGCAAACATTTTAGCAGTCTCCCATTTACCTTCGCGATATAGTTGCAAGAACTTCTTATGTTGCAATTCGCCAGGAGCATCAAAAAATGGGAATGCTGTATAGATTCGCGCAGGTTCTGTCTTACCCTTCACTGCAATCAGGTCAAGTTCTACGACTTGGTATACATCCCCAACCAATTCGGCCGTTTGTGGTCCGAGGACGAGTTTGACACCATAAGGTTTGGACTGACCTTCGAGACGAGCAGCCAGATTAACCCCATCACCCAAGCAAGTATAATCAAAACGCTGGTCGCTGCCCATATTACCAACAACCACAGTGGCAGTGTTAATACCAAGACCCATGCCAAAAGCGGGAATGCCTTCTCTCGTAACTTCTTCATTAAAAGTCTCCAAATCCTTTAACATTTGGAATGCTGTTCGCACAGCATCCAATGCATGTTGTTTATTATCTACAGGTGCATTCCAGAATGCCATTTGCGCATCACCGATATACTTATCAAGTGTACCTTTATTCTCTAAAATTGCTCTTGTCATAACTGTCATGTAACGATTCATAATCTTAGTCAGACCCTGAACGTCTTCGCCGTAGTGCTCAGAAATAGTAGTGAACCCACGAACGTCTGTGAACATGATCGACAGTTCTCTAGAATCACCACCCAGTTGCAATAGTTCTGGTTGACGTTGTAGTTGTGCTACGAGATCTGGTGACAGATAGGTTCCGAATTGCTTCTTGATTTGTTGTTTTTGTAGGAACTCACTGATAAACTTAGCAGTGTAGATGTGCATATAGATTAATGCAATGGCAAAGACGTTAAACGAAACATCGAATAAAATATTCTGCGTTTGAAATAAATATGTTGGTAAGTATAGATATCCACCTAGTAGAATTGCAATATATACTATTGAGAATCTAAAACGAGAAAGAATAATCAATGACAGAGCAAGACCAAGAAAAACTGCAAGATCCGCAAGTTGACTCCACACAGGAATCGCAACCGAATCTCCTTTTATCAGAGTTTCAAGAATTGACGCTTGCAACTGATGGGGATGTTGCGCACCTGCGGGAGTCGCTACTGGATTCGCAATACCAGCAGCAGTTACACCAACTACGACGATTTTACCACTCAGGTCAGGTAAAGGATCCGATCCAATTTCGTATGACTGAAATT